CATACGCTCAAGCTCTTTAGGGTGCATGTATCCAGCAGAAGATAACAAAACGGTCAAGTTCGCTCCTTCGTCGCCGGACTCTTCACTACGCTGCGCTTCGTTCATCTCCGCTTACCTCTATCGTTATCTTCCTAGTGCTTCGAGTTGTTTATCCGCTTTAATATAAAGAGGATGCCTAGGCTTTCCTGCTTTAGTTACACCGAGACACTTCAATTCATACGCTTCTAATAATCGTGCTACGTATTCGTCCCGCCCTTTGTGCCCACCGTGCGCACCCCAAGCACAAACTATAACTCCTGCACCACGCGCCAACTTTTGAAGAGTTTTATCGTTATCAACTCCTTCTGGTTTGTCATGAGCCAGCATGTCCTTTGGGTCTGTTGCGCGTAGTGCGAACAAATTCGCCATGTATATAGCACCGAAGCCCCAATCAGCCGCAAAACGCTTGCATCGTCTAATTGTTGGATCATCTTCGTTTTCATTAGCGGTCGAAGGGTTTAGGCCAACAAATAAAACATAAGGCGCGTTATGCTCCCATCGCCGCCAAAGCGAATATCGGTAATTCCTATCTTGAGAAAAAGTTGCTCCAGTTTCGGAAGATAACAAGTCATTCGAGCCGGACGCACTTACATTGTCGCAGTAACATGGTCCACCACCTGTATCATGCTTTGGGCATTTAGCTTTATTTTCCGTATTCATCGTGCGCCCCTCAATAGTTAGCGTTACATGTCTTTAGTTGCACAATGACAATAGCCAGCTTTAAAGCAAAACCACGCGCTATCGGTAGTGCTATCAATATACCGCTTACCATCATCTGTTTTATTTTTGACAAGGCTTTCGTCTACATCACCGTGCATATTAATAAACCAATCCTCAAAAGACTTTTGTATTTCTTCCATCACTTATTTCCTCAAATAGTTAGCCATGTAACAAGGCGTTCGTGCGTGATGGCCGATAAAACCGGCCACCCAACAACTCTGCGTTATATTTCTTTCCCCTCAAAACACACCTTACTTTTTTGTCTGTATGATTCTTTGCTTAAATTAGAGAGAAGTTTGTCTTCCTCTCGATCGCTTAAATTGCAGCGTTTATTACAAAAAAATCCATAAAGCGGCGTTTCACTTGCTTTCGCTCTCAACTAACCTCAAGCGTTATATTCCAATACCAGCAAAAGCATCGGTTACAACATATTCGTCTTCTTTTCCTACGGTTTTTATCTCGCTTATCTCAATCCCAACCGAGCTTATTTGAAAGCCTGTCTGCTCGTTAAACTCTCTTGTTAACTTTGATACTGCACAAGCTATATCAGCTTCTAATTTTCTCTTTAACTCTTTAATTTCTTCTTGCTTCATAATCTTTCTCCAATAAACAATATAACAAAACAATTAACATCACTTGCTTTGCTCGTTTGGACGCAGCGGAGCTGCGCCAGTTATATAGTCGTTATGCAGCGTTTTCACTAACTTCTTTAGCTTCAAATTTACCACTGCCACCATTGGGGTAGTAACCTTGTCTGTCACAGTGCAAGCACTTCATTAGCCCGTAAGGCTTCCCATCAAACATCACGTTTGACTTAACTTCTACCATTACGCCACCAAGATGGTTGTCGCAGTCAGAATGCCAGATGCGGCCTTTATCCCAATTAATAGTTATCGTTTTATTTTCTTGCATAACAAATTACTCCAGTTCGCTCATTTTATTCACTCGGACTCGCTTCGCTCGCGCCCCTAAGCTCAATCGTTACGAAAAAACCCACCAAAACAAACTTGAAACAATAACGCCGGACAAAAATCCTTGCGTTCTTGCCGCGTTGCTTATTTCTTCATATTGTCTACTCATCGTGTTCCCCTCAATTGTTTGTAGGTGTAGTTTTCTTTTTATCTAAAGGCTCGAATGTATCGACAACAACTTTAGTCATAAAGTTATCTTGCCCGTTAGCGCCTGTCCATTTTTCGTTCTGTAGTTTTCCTGTTATATAAGCGCGGCTGCCCTTGCTTAAAGCATCTGCTGCAGCCGCCACTTTCTTTGCTCCATAAAACTGCAAAGTATGCCAAGAGGTTTTTTCTTTTTTGTTTTGGTCTCCCCATTCTTCTTTGGTCGCAATTGATACCATTGCGGCGGTTCGCGCAGGGTTTATTTTTAGGCTGCTTCCCAGGCGGCCTTTTAACCTTACTTCGTTAACGTCTCGCTCCATTTTATGCTGCCTTATTTGTTATTGTTGATTTTACTTCATTACCCCAAGCATGCCATCCAGGTTGTTTGCTACGAGCAAATAACTCGATACGCTTTTTATTTGGATATAGCCGTTGAATTTTTTTATATTGTTCTTTAGGTTTTTCGCTGTGCGACCTACGCGGAGACAATATAATTTGGTTTACGTCATGGTGCGTTACTGGCATTTTTCCACGAACAGCTAAAAAGCATGGCTCGCTGTTTGCTCGTGTGTACGTGCCCATGCCTGTTGCAACCGTATAAACATTATCATCTAAGGTGATCAATGGTTTATGTTTGCTTAAAGCAAGATGCTGATCTTTATGCGACATAGGCTTGCTGTTCGTTTTAACCCATAAAAAAGCAAAACTAATATAACGAAAACCCCATGCATCCATAACTTTAAAAGCGTCTGGCATCATCGGTGGTACGCCCCACATAAACAAAGCGCAGTCATCATCAGCAATGTTGTCGATCATGGGCCGCATATCACAAATCTGTTGCGTACTCATAACAGGATAATGAGCATCGGCCACCCTGCTATCTTGCCCCGCCCAACAGCTATATTTCCATGGTGGATCAGCAAGTATTATTTGGTATTTCATGCAGCCTCTTTTTTTAATTGTTGTTGTTCAAAATACTTATCTAGCATTTCACCAATTCGCGCCGTAATGCTCGGGCAGGTGCGTGATGTACCAGGAACAATATGGTGTGTTTCTGGGCTATGTATATCTTTTAGCTCGCGAGCAACAACATCAAGCGGTACACCTTCGCGCAACGCCATAGATGACAGTCTTGCAATCACATTAATTAATTCAAAATGTTCGTGCGAGTCATAACGAACAAACACCTCGAAAGGCGCGCCAGACTCTTCGTTAATAGTTATGTACATGCGGTCATGATCGCCCGGCAAGCCCTTTACTTTAAAAGTTTGGCCTTGAGAAATACGCTCGAAATGATATTTGCTCATGCTGCCTTCTTTGTGCTCGGTGCGTCTGGCAGCTTGCGCAACCCATCAACAAATTTATAATAGTTATCGCGTTTTAATTCTTTGCAGCTTTCAACACCAACAGCATTAAGTCGTAATTTGTATTCTTCTTCTGTTAAACCTTTCTGTTTTAGTGCTAAAACATGAACATAGCTAATCTTATTTTTATCCATGTGAAAGCGCTTTTGCCGTAAAGGCGTCATGCACACGCCGCACGTTTTAAGTGATACTAAATTACGAGAACCACATCGAGGGCAAAGTCTATCCTTCATTATTAATCCTTATCGTTTTTAATTTAAACGCTACAGCTATCCACGCAATATTACCTGAGACAAGCAACACCCCAGCCCCAAAACTTAGCCACTGTCCAAGGCTTGGGTAATAATATAAATTCCATAAGCCCCATGCCGCAAAAAATGCAAACGTAGGCCAATAGATACCTTTAATCTCGCTGTCCTGGTATAGCTTCCACACATTCATCCAAACGATAAACGCACCAACCAATTCAAAAGCTGCATTAATAATGTCTTGATGCATTACGCTGCTTGCTCAACGGCTTCGTGAAGAATATATTGTGCAACTTCACCCTTGCCCCACTTTTCGCTTATATGCTCAATCATTTTAGTTTCTATCGCATGACCAACATCGCGCAGTTCTTTAATGCGCGCTCCGCTATTCCAAATTCCCAGCTCAGTAAAAATTTCAAACTTTGTCATCGGCTTGGTTTTAAGTGCAAACAATAATGCTTCAGCTTGTGACTCCTTCATATCTTCATCCTCTTCAGCTATGTCATCCAAAAGATCGTTAATAATATTTTTTAACTCGTCAATTTCTAATTTTTTTTCTGAAATGTCGTTTTCTAAAGCGTTTACTTCTCCCTCTTCTTCGGTTAAGTCGCTCATGCGTGAATATAACGACTCAATAACTGGGTGAACACAACATTGAATATGGCTAAGCAATTCTTTATTAGTGAGATTGTTTAATGTGTGCATGGGTATGTTTGGGATATTCATAGTGTTTTACCTCTTAAATGGCAGCATGTAATGTGTCTCAGGCTTACCTTTAATGGTAAGCATCCAAATTTGATACGGACCAGAACCATGAAGTGTGATCTTGTCGTCATCACCACAAAGGCTAAGCGCATCAGAAAAATAACGGTTGCTCATTGAAACGGTAAAGTCCTCGTTTGATTCAACTTCTGCATGCAAATCATCTTCTGCATCTTTAGAGGATAAAGAAATTCCCGTTGATGTTTTACTAATGTCAAACAACCCTTCAAATAAAGATAAGCGTTGTAAGGCGGCTTGCATTTCAGGCTTGTCAATTGATATATGGTGTTCTTGTTCGTTACAGTTAGGTGTTTTGCTCCGCCACTCCGGATATTTAAGGTCAATTAACTTGCAATAAAGCTGAAACGACGAAGACTTAAAAGCCAGCATATTTACGTTGCTGCTATTGTTGGTGTAAATCAAATGAGCCGAACAATCTGGGCGAACATGTTTTTGAATTAACTGAACAGAGTCGCGCGGAATAATCACGCCTTGATCGTCAGGCATATCGCACTCAAATGGATAGACAGCAATTCGATGGCCATCTGTAGCAACCATATTGTCCCGCTGTAAACAAATGCCATTTAAAAAAAGCCTAACGTCATGCTTGCCTGCGGCATAAAATACGTGGCGCAAGCCATTAAGAAGATCAGACATATTTGCTTTGAAAGGTTTAATCGTTAAATCTGGCAAAGAGGGAAAGTGTTCACCAGGAATACAAGGAATATTAAATCGACGCTTACCACTGGTTAACGAAATTTTGTTGTCTTTTTGGTTTAGCGTTATGCGCCCCGTCATATTTTGTAACACGCCACTAAGCAACACAATATCTAACGCAACAGGATTAATATTCCCGCTGTCATAATCAACGTGCTGAATCATTGTTGCGCTGTGGTCCATGCTGGTTAAAGTCACCTTGCCATCAAATAGCTCCAACAGCGCCATACTAAGAATTTTATCTTTTGCGATATAAGGCGCACGACTTAACGCAGCCAATAAAGCTTGTGCATTAATTTTTAATTTTTTCACGCTGCGGCCTCAGTGCCAAGCTCGCACTCATCTCGTAGCTTTTGACGCACTTTAGCCGTATCTTGAAGCCCATAAATGTTTGCTGTTGTGCGAATGTCTGAGTGCTTTAAAAAGCCTTGAGCGGCTTGCAAGCCTAATTTATCAATAATATGTCGCGCCCTTCCATGCCGAAACAAATGCATATGCATATGCGGCACCCCTTCTTTTTTAGCGTAAATTTTTAAACGATCATGAATTGCGTTAGAGGTTAAGCGCGTCCCACGGTTAGATAAAAATAAAGCATTACAGCTTTTGTTGCGCGTAAAATGCTGGCGAACCTCAAGCCACTCATCCACATATCTTTTAGTGGTTTCGTTAATTGGGTTGTTTTCATTGTTGCCACCTTTATTTGTGAACGTCACCACAAGGTTAGGCCACACAGTGCAGTCAGGCGGATTTTTCTCATTAAAAACATCAAGCTCACGCAATGTGGCTCGCCGCAAGCCCGCATCATAAAGCAGTCTAAACATTGCTCGATCACGTAAGCCAATAGTTGTGTTAGCGGGAATGTTTTCAATAAGAGACAACAAAACATCTTCTGTCGGCGCAATGGCTGGCGTAAAAGAAAAACGAACCTTTTCTGTATGAATTGCCGGATCGCTTAAAATAATTTTACGGCTTATACAAAATTTAAAAAACCGGCGAACCGTTGCCAGTTTGCGTGCAGCGCTGCGCGGCTTAATGCCTTCGCCGTCAACCAATGCCGTAATAAAATCATCAAGATGATGGGTGGCAACTTGTTGCACATGATGAATATCACGCGACAACAAAAAACCGGCTAATTGTTCCAGGTCTGTTTGATAAGCTATCAATGTATTATCTGATAAATTATGCCCCCTTAAAAAAACAATAAACTGAGACATTGTTTTAACAATCACGCCAGGCACAGAAACCTCGCGAGGCTTAAAATGAACGGGCTTAAAATCAATCGTTTTTGTCATGCTGCTGCCTTTAAATTATTACAACACTCATTGGCCATAACCGTGGCGACTTGGTATAAACAAAAACACTGTAAAAATTTATCATTATCTGCATTTTTAAAAAGTAAAGAAAAACCAAAGCAAATAGAAGACACCATTTGCCAGTGCGAATAACTCTTGCCGCCCCAGATGGCAATCAACACATCTTCTAGCTTTTTTTGGCTAACATGGTTGTTCATGCCGCGTGACCGCCGCCTAATGGCGCTGGTGTATGCGAAAACGGGCGTATTCCGCTACCAATTTTACCACCCTGTATTAAAGGGAATCGACGCCCGCGCAAAACGCGAAGCAACATAATGTCTGTTACTGTTTTCGACGGAAACCATTTGTTCCAGACTCTAAGCTCGCACGGAGTAAGACTGCCTAAAAAAGCATCTGTAATTTCTTTACGTTTAGATAATGAACTTAAGTCAATATTGTGTTCTTGCATGACCTTCACCCCTTATTCCGGTTTAAAAAATGAACCTTGCTTTGTTTGTTAATTTGCTCGGCCTTATGCATAACGGTAGTAACCATCGCCATAAGGTCACAACCTTCTTTTAAAATTCTGTCTGCTAAATGGGCGTCATTGTTATCAAACGTGTCATCTTCATAAGCCTCACTAACAACTGAAAGCAAATCACCAAATTCTTTCGCCATCTGTCCGATATGTCGAAACTCAACCGATGTTTTATCGCCAGGAATAGGCGAAGCAAGCAAGCCCATGCGGGTAGCAAGAACAGACTTTAAGTTCTTACGCCACTCATCAGGCAGCGCCTCAATCAGGCTCTCTTCAATCTCTACGGGCATGCGCACATCACCACGCAATAAACGTCCAACAAGCTGTGCATTCGCGCGACCATCCTTAAAAACATCCCCGCCAACATGAAACTTAACGCTGCGCTTCATAGACAGAACGCATTCGTGATAATGCTCTAAAACAGACTGGCTATATGTATCCCAACTAACCGATGTTACTCGAATATAATCAGTCACAATTCTTTCAATTGTTTCGTTCCGCGTTTCCATTATGCCGCTACCTTTGTTGTTGCTTTCGGCGGTAATAATTTTTGAGGTTTTCCGCCAACGTGATAAAAAACATATTTAATGTCGCTTGCTTCAATTTTTCTTTTAGACAACCATCGGCCTGTTGTGCTGTTATAAAGTCGAGCCGTAATTTTATCTGGTTGAATAAGCAGAATATGAATTAAAAAAGACTCGTTATTAATAACAGCCAGGCCAAGTTGATTAGCAACCATTTTCATTTGCTGGGCCACTCAATAGGTTCGCCCACCACGCCGTTTTTTCTTGGCGGCGCTTTAGGGCGAGGTTGTGGGGGGTGACAAAAACATGAATCATTTTTATTAGGTTTAAATAAAAAGAATGCACCAATAATAATTAAAATCAATATTGCGCCTATCGAGACATAATATAAAATCATGCTGTAACCTCAACATTTAGCGTCTCAGAAAATGCCGCTTGCTTTAAGGCGGCATCTATAGAGCGAGAAACGTCAAGTACATAATTATCATTACAGGCATGCTCACCGGTAACAAGGTTATGCTTGCTATTGCATGCGTTACATGCTCCATCAACCAAATGATGATCAACCAAACCACACACTTCACACGAACCTATTTCGTTAGATTGTTCTGTCATATCCCACCCCTTTATTCATTGAGCTATATTGCAATACATTAAACAATATTAAGAATTCTTAGCGAGAGAGGCGGTGACCAAACCACCTGTTATCTCTAGTTGTCTTATGGAGCAGCACGCTGGGAAAACGTTCAACTGTAGCTATTTTGATTTCGTTGCACTTAGTCTTGTGCTACTTATTCCCCTCGCTAAGAACTCTTAATGTTTTTTAAATTCTTCACCTATGAAACCCGCGCTTCATTGCAAGCCTTTAAAAAAGGTATATGCTTTAACTCATTATGATTATTAATGATCCCAATCAAAGTACTTGGATGCCACAACTTGCCCCCGCTTGGGCTGGCAATGTCACGCTGTTGCAGCTCAGTACAAACAGCGCGCAAAGAAAGAGTGTCACGCAAAGAAATAACCGCCTCACGCACCGCCCACGTTTCTTTGTCACGATAAAGTTTGTCACCAACACGAACCAACCCAAACGGTGTTGGCCCCCAAGGTTTGGCTTGGTCACGCAAACCCTCAAACGTTTCTGTGGCACGCTCACTAATTTTATCTCGCTCAAGTTCGGCCATCGAAAGCATGGAACGCAAAACAAACTTACCAAAAGCCGTGGTCGTGTCGATATGTTCGTTAACAGAGTGAATCGTCAGTCCGCGCTTGTTAAACAACTCAGCAGTCAACAAACCATCAATAGTAATGCGAAAAGCGCGATCCAAACGCTGCACAACAAAACCATCGGCCTCTTTATCTTTCAATCTATCAAGCAACATAAAGCCGGCTGGGCGCTTATCCAGATTAATGCTTGCGCTAACTCCATCGTCAACGATCACATCTATCAACTCGTGTCCATGCAGCTCACAATACTTATGCAGCTGCAAATCCTGAATAGAAAGGCTTTGACCATCTTTAGCCTGCTCATCAGTCGAAACGCGAATGTAGCCAATAAGTTTCATTTACATCATCTCGCAAAGTTCAGACTCATAGTCTTGCCAGAGATCATTGACACCCTGAGCAACATCGTCTGCCTGTGGCCACCCTGCTTCATCAAGGAGCAACTCAACAGCAGAGCGCACACGCATCAAATTAATATGCTCGGCACGATAAAAGCGACGAAAATCAAGGCAACGATTAATGGTGGATTTTGGCGTGTCAATGTAATCAGCCACATCATCCTGGCTAACGCCATACTTGCGCAAAGTTGTTTTAGCGATAGACCAATCACGCAAAGCAATAGGCAAATTAGAGTCTTTTTTATGGAGTGTTCCACGTGGCAACTTTTCCACCTGTGGAACTTTTTGTTGTTCGGTAGCAAAGGCGACCATTATGCTGCCTCATCCATGCGGTCGTGCTCAAGCCACAACCCGTCAACAGGTTCGCCAGCTGCAACCAATAAAGCATCAACACGTCCGCGAACTTTTATGGTGATTTTGTGACTAACCCCGTCACATTTTTTTGGATTAAGAACGGCGCTTACAGTATCAGTACAAAAACCGACGCCCCGACCTATGCCGCTTAAGCTAATACCGTGCTTTTTTAGGAGAAAAAGCGGCTTCGATGTGTTAATTTCTTTTATATCAGTCACTTGCGACATAATTTGACTACCTAATATCCTGTTTGTCTATCTAATATAGACAATAATAGACGTAATTATGATAATGTCAACAAAATATAGCGAAAATAACAATAAATATTCACTTAATTCTGTGCTTGAGCGCCTAAAAGTATCTGAGGGCTGGCGTTTCGATACCGATGCAGCAACAGCGCTGGATATGGATAGAAGATCTTTAGCTGGGTTTAAGTCACGGGACAGTCTTCCCTTTGACTACTTAGTAAGCTTTGCCAGGGAAAAGGGTTACTCTCTCGAATGGGTGATTAATGGTAGAGGCCCCGAAAAGGTTGATATGTTGTGCGGCGTGGCCGAAACCTCCCCTGCATACAGCAGTATTGACTACACCCTGTTTGATGAAGTCAGCAAAGCCGTTCATGAGTTAATCAATGAAGCTGGTGTAGAAATTAAAACAGAACACGATCAATCGAAGTTCGATTACCTTTTAGCCTATAGCTACGACCAGGTGCTAAAAAATAATGGCAAAATCAATAAAAAAGATATCGCCTCACTCGTAAAGTTGGCGATGTGATTAAAATAAAACTTAAGGAAAAGTAAAAATGAAAATCGGGCTACTAACAACCCTCTTTGCTTTACTGGCAGGCTGCGCAAGCTATGACACATCAAGTCTTCATCGTAAATTTTATAATGTTGTTACTCAAGGCGAATCTAAGTTTAATAACTTAAAATACACCAGAGTTAAAAATATTGCCTGCGCAGACGACGGTACCATTATTCGCATGGACTTATACCAGGACGAAAAACAGCGACAACAAGATAAAATTATCTTAACAGTTAAAACGCCGATCCACTCCAGCATTGCAACCAATAACTCGTTACATTTTAAAATTGATGGTGCAACCGTTGGTTTATCATCAATCGACAAAATAACGAAAACAGAAAAACTAACCGAGTTTCAAAGCGCAGGTAGCTTTTATGCCCGCGGGGTTTATTTGCCTACTATATATGCGCCAGCCACCTACGCAGCAACAAAGCGCTATATTGTAAACAGGGCATTAATTGAGCGATTCACAAAAGCAAATACTCTTCTTGTAAAAGTGGATTTGGAGCGTAGTTTTATTGAAGGTGATTGCTCAATTCCGGTCAAATCAAAAGAAAAAGAAGAATACCACCAAGCAGCCGTTGAAGCTTCGGGGGTATATGGTTTCCAAGAATTTATTAAAGCAACCAAATAAACCCTTCTCTATTATTATAATATTCATTGATCATGGGATTTCGTATGAAATTCCATGATTAACGTAATCCCAACCCCCAAAAGTGTCAAATAATTGTCGGTTTTTTAGTGTGCCTAAATAATATACAATCCACCTCTTTAATTGCGTAGATTATCTCCCTCCGCTTTTCTGCGATCAATATCTACGATATTAGTACAAGGTTAAAGAAGTATGCAATTTGCTAAAGGATTTGGCCGATCCTTTGGTGAGCGGCTGTTAATTTTAATACGAGAAACGCCCGGCGTAACCAACAAAGTGGTTGCAAAATATATGTGCGTGTCAGAAACAGCCGTTGGAAACTGGACTAAAGGTGGCGGTATAACTGATGCCAATATGTTTAGGCTTGCAAGATTTTTTAATGTTCACTGGATACTTTTGCGCTTTGGCTCGGAAAAAATGGAAGAAGTGCGCAATGAGATGCGAGAAGAAAGTAACGAAGAATTTAAAATAGGTGAAAGCGAGTTAATTTTATTAAGAGATAAAATTATTCAGGGCTTCATGGATATGACGGATGATGAAGTCTACTTGATCTCAGAAAAATCGCACACTTTTGTTCACGTAAGTACCTCCGCCTTAAAAAATACAGGCTACGCAGAAAAAGAAATCCTAAACATGACCCCGTATGATATAAAGCCTGATTTAGATAAAGAGACCTATATAGAAATGTGCAGAGTAGTATCAGAGCATGATTCTATCTCGTTCAACACCAAACATCTTCGTCGCGACAAAAATCAATATAATGTGAATATTCAATTTAGAAAAATTGTATCGAGCTTAGGTAATCTTTATATCGCGGTTGGCAAAACAGATGGCTTTACCAAATAAACCAGTAGTTTTACGAAATAAACCACTGGTTGCTATTTAGTAAAGCCGTTCTTTATTTTTATGCTAAAGGGGTTGTGTTGTTGTTTTGCTGCGTGCAATATCATGCCACAAAAAAAACAAAGGGATTATATATTATGGATGATAAAACAAAAAGTATTATAGTGAATGCATTTAAAAATGTCGGCAATTATAGCAACCCAAAGCTATCGCTTCATGTCGCCCTAACAACTTTATCAATAGGCTTAAGTGTTTTTATGCTTATTCAGAGTAACCTACAGCAAAACCAGATTTACGAACAAGTAAGATCAGTAAGAGACATCGCGGTAACGACGCAAGCCGAACAGACAAGAATAAAGCCTGTGATTAATGCTGCAAAAAAAGTATTGGGTGTTACTTTGTAGGGGTTGCCAAATTTTGCGGCGCATTTTTGCAGAGGTGAATTTGCTTAAGTAGCTCTTCTTTGCGCGGGTTGTCTTGCATAATATCAATACGCAGTTTTCTTATGCACTCAACAGCATCGCCGTTAATAACTTTATGCGTAGGCCGTTGGCACTCTTTAATTTTAACAACCAGACGATCATCAATATCGCAAACCTGCTTAATATTAATTGTTGGTTTGCTGCAGCCTGATAGGGCCATAGATAAGATCAACAGCATCAATATGAATGGGAGTAGTGTAATACTCTTTAAGCTCTGGTTTTTGAGCGAGAAGCGATCTGATTTTTTCATTGTCTACAGCCTTTTGTTTGTTTGCAGAAATTTCCAAAGCATTAATACGTTCTTGCGACTTAGTTATTTGTTTCTTGGCAAGTGTTAGCATATGGTTTGAAATGTTTGCAACTTGTTTGTTGTGATCATTGGTCGCTGTATCGTAGCCTGCATCAAATTTACTTTCACCGTAGAGCCATACTGCGCCGATTAAAAAAATAACGAACCCTATGCCAGCATAAATTTTCATTTTTTTGTTCCGGTAATCGCATCGGCAATATCTGGATAATACTTTTTAAGAACAACAATAAATATACGGTAAGAAAGTGGGCTACCAAGGCCGGCAAGCATGCCCCATGGCCACCATGACCACGCGCTATTCGCAGGCCACATCCCATAAATAATGCCCATCGCCAAAACAAAAGCGGCCACGCGCGGAATAAGTGCGTGCTGAACACCTGTTTTATTACGCCACAAACGTTTAAGTGGCTCTGTAGCAAGCCAGGAAACAAGAAGCGCAACAACAAATGCGACTAACTCAAATAAATATTTATCAATAAAATCGGTTGGCATAATATTTACTTCTATAAGTTATTGTTAATCTCTAATGCCGCCGCTGCAATAACATGGCAAGCAGCATTCATGTTTTGATTTAACTCAGTTAAATTATCAATAAACTCAGGCTCAACAATAAGCGCAGTACATTTTGTTGCGCGAAGAAAATAGTCGGGGCCTTTTGCAGGGTTCATTTGATAGTAACCTTCCTTTGCGCCGCGATCAGGTTGCATTAAATGGCCAAGTTGGGATTGCATAATGCTTGCAGCCGCTTTCCCTTTTTTGCTGTTCGGCATATAAAGTGTTTCAGAACCGCGACCAACAGCAATTAATTCATCGGCATCCACAACGCCGTCACCATCAAGATCGCGCCATTTCTTTGCAGAATTAAAGTGAATCTCAATAGCAATATCGTTTCTTGTTGCGCGCCTGTTAATAAACGAAACCTTATGTTTTAAACGACCGTTTGGAACACGCACACAAGCATCACCCAATAATGTCGTAATTAAGGCAACCCACTTTGTTGTTAAAATATATTCAGTCACATCTTTATACGATGCACCCTGCGCTTTCTCGTTGTGGCCTGCGCTAATAAAAATCATCATTAAACCCCGGGGTTTTTTATTGTTGTAAAATTAAAGCGTAATAACGCAAAGGCGTTACCCCTATCCTTATTTCAAATGCGTATTTAGCCAAGCCAAAACGCCCCCAATCATTAAAATCCAAAAACTTAAAGTCAGCATCTTTATTGTTGTTTGGATAGCGGTTCTTTTTACTAGGCGATACCCATCAAGCCAACCGCGAATAGCTTTAATATCCTCAACCACGCCATCACCTGCAAGTCCAAGCTCAGCCAAAGCCTCAAGCGCACCCTCTTTAGTAAGTTGTTTAATTTCTTTTGGTGTCATATCATTGCCTGTCTGCTTGTTTAGTTAATTTTATAACGTCACTTATGTTAGTCGTCCGACACCGTTCTTTTTAGAGTGCCACTATGGGGCGTATACCAAAATCAATCACGCTAATTTCAAGCGCGAGGTCGTTTACTTCAATCAAACGCGAGTCAACACCATCGCGTCTAACTTTTGAACGGTTGCTTAAATAAAACATTTTGTTTTTCCTCAAAGCATAAAAAAACACCCGAAGGTGTTTTTAAAAAAATCGGTGTGTTGCCTTTGTGTTATTTATTACAGCGCGTCACAGGCGAAGCGGGACCCAATGCTCGTGTTCACGCTCCACGGGGAGCTGTTCAAGGACACCGAGCGCGAACCGGCGAACACGCCGTCGCTCCAATTGCCACCAGTGATCACCGCCGCCAGACCTGTCGCTTCATACATATATAGCTGACCAACACCTTGGCCAGCCATCGGATCGTAATATGCTGGAGTAGCGCCTGTTGGCTTCTGCATAAACTCATCAAGCCATTCCCAAACATTGCCAACGCAATCAATAAAGTTGTTGGCGCTTATTGCGTTTACTACAGTGCCGGTTATTGCGCGCCCTGGGTTTGTTGTTGCTGACCAGGCGTTAATATTATCCGCACCATTCCCTTGCGGGCTGCCTTCTGAGATTTGATGATGTTCGCTTAACGATAAAAGTCGTTTGCCGGTGCGAGATGCGAGCTCGTTAAATAAATATTGATTAAGGAGCTCTGTTCCAGTTAAAGGTGTTCCGCCATAGGCTGACTGGCTTGTTCCTGCTGATAACTTGCCGTTGGTGACAACCGGCGCAACATTTGCAGAAGCGAGATAAATATCTACCCAGAAATTACCAACCTTGGCCATGCCAGTTGGGTCACACGTTGGGCGATTTTGTAAATCCCAGCAGCTATTCGGCACTATCGCGCCGTTGGTTACGTTGGCTTCCCATGGTGTTGTTACGTCTGCACCATACACCGCCCCGGCACCATCAATCGGCGTGCCGTTAACATCAACCACACGAGCGCGGCCATAATGAAAACCACCAATTTTGCGAGAGTTTGTTGCGGTGTAGCCGGTTGGGAACGTACTGTTTTTTGAGCTAACAATTTTAGCTGTGCCGCTCGCATATTGCGTAGCATAAATATAAATATCATCTCCCACTGCCAACGCAGTAAATGATGAGTCACGATTAGCCTCTAAAACAGGGTCAAAATCAACTTGAGCAGCGAGCATATACCCCTTACCGTTACCCCCTATATTCACCATGCCTTGCGGTATGTTTAAAGTATCCCCCGTCCCTTTTGAAATTTCACCCTGCAACGAAACAAACCCCGCCGCTTGCGAGGGTAAAATAGGAAACCCACCTGGTGTTACACCGTCATGAGCAACCAATATATTATCGGTTGTATTATAAGTGACCTCCTTAAGAGCGCCGACCATGACCGCATGCTCTTCTGCTGTGCCGAATCTAAATTCTTCTTGTGTTGCTCCCATTACATTGCCCCTTGAACTATGGTTATATGGTTTTGTACTTCTATTTCTGTTAGTCCTAACTTAATCATTTGTGCATTTGCGTTTTCAACAAAACTAAACTGGTGCCGTTCATCATTGTTTGCGCCCTGATTTTCAAGCACCCGAAAATCAGGCTCAACGCCGTCTGGTGTTTCTGATGAAGTTAAAATACGATCAAACACATAATGCTTTGTGTTTAATAAATTGTTTAAAAACAAAAGTCCTTTTGTCATTTTTTCAGGTGTCGCAGAGGGTGTGCCGATGTATGCCATTAGCTGCTCAACGTCCTTTTTTGTTGCGATATGTTTGGGGAATCCTTTCATCATTATGTACCTGCCGCCTCATATTTGAATTCGTCCGGGCTTGATAAGCCAACATCAGTTCCCGCTTTGTCCTCAACCCTCACATCAAACCCGTTAAGATCTTCGTTTGTTTTAATCGCATATAATGAAGAGCTGCTCACGATTTGTGGGTTAACAAACGGGGGAAGATGAAATTGCTTTGTATAATTAAAGCGCGAGCCGCCGATAGCCACCGTTAATCCGCTGGCACGTTCTTTTCGTTCTAGCAAATCAATTGTTGGGGTAAATTCTAAAAGAACAGGTAAGTTGCCCTGCTCATTAGGCAGACACTTAACGCGAAACATAATATGGCGCATGTCAATATCGCCAAATGTCCACGGCTCAAATAAAATTAATTCACCATTATCATTTACTGTTGTTACCGGCTCAGTGATTGAACCGCGACTAATTATTTTAGTCACTGGCTCAGTGATTGAACCGCGACTGATAATAGAGTCCGCGCCTCTGTGATACTCGCCCTCTTTACGCGATGCTTTTTCAAGCGAAATATTTATTGCGTCGCCGCTTACTCCGTAACTTAACGTGCCCCGATCATTAATCGCCGTTACCGGGTCGGTAATTGAGCCCGCCTTATTGATTTTAGTCACTGGCTCAGTGATTGATCCGCGAACAACTTTCTTTGTTACGTTAGAAAGTGACGCGGAAATATTTGCCCACACACGAACAACATCATTAAACCCTAAGTCAAATTCAGTTGTTGTATACACAGCTTCATCAGATGCAGTTGGAATTAAAGCGTTTGCCTGAAGAGCAAACCCTTTACGTTGCCCTAACCAGGCTGGATGCTCTGCATTTTTATAAATAAAATCGTAGTTGGTTGTTACGGTTAAATCATAACTTGCGGCTTTTTCTGAAAAACGCCCGCCGTTGTCGCGTTCTTTAATAAAAAACGTGTATGCACCGGGAGGGATAGCCGAGCTGGTTAGTTCAGTTCCCTTCGCCGCTTTCGTTAAATGTTGAGCGCTGTTATAACTTGCATTGCCTTGTGTTGCATAACGAATTTCAAAACCGCCCGAGTCTAATATTTGAGTGTTATCCCATTTAAAAACAACCTGTTCGCCGTTTTGTGTAGCTAAAAATCCGGTAACATTTGGCGGCGGCTCTTCCTTGCCTGTAACGGTGTGGTTTAACTTAGTGACCCATTCCGATGTATTTCTTACACTGTCACTTGCGCGCACTCGCACGTCGTAAGCAACCCCGGAGTCAACTGGCCACACGTAAGATTCTGTTTCGCCGATAACATCGGCTTGAGTAACCCAAACCGAGTCAGACGTTTTTTTATACTGCACTTCATAGCCGGCAACTCTTATATCAGCGCTTTCACTCCAGCTTATTTTAATTCTCGGTAAAATCGTGCCATCGTCATTAACAAATAACGCCGAGCTTCCACTGGCTAAAACTAATGAGGCTGGTGGCGCAACAACAAACGCATCTGTGTCTTCTTCTGGTGCTTCTGCACCAATCACAAACGACACTCTTGATCCGCCTTTATAGCCTGATAAGTCGGCATTCGCCGCGCCAACACCAAGATAATATGGGTACCAATTAAAAGCAAAACCTGTCTGAGGATAAGTTTTAAGAAAGACGGAAGGTGAAGGTGTTCGAGTTGAACCGCTTATCGGCGTATTGCCGTACCGACTAGTAATATTATTTAAACTTGGATATGTTTGCGAAGCGCCGTCAATAGCAAAATAAACAGCACCCGGCGCACCGCCTGCGCCACCTCCTGCGTGACTAGGTTTGTTTATTACTTTGCTAGTGGAATTACCGTAACTTTCGCTGTATGTTGCCTCCCCATGAAAAGAGCCTGCTTCGCCATCAGCGCCAGAAAGATTAATGCTGCCAGACGCGCCAAAACTCACGCCCCGCGACACAATAAATAAACCCGCACCGCCCGCACCGCCTGCGCCACCCATCCAGTGTGACCAGCCGTGATATACCCATCCGCCGTATTTAATACTAACGTTTCCGCCACTTGACCCCGACGTGCCGCGCATGTCGTTCGGAATACCGTTTAATTTTCCGTTAGCATAATTTAGCGTTAAGTTAGGGACGGCCGAGAATTGGCCGTCCACCCGATTACCGGCAATAGCTTTAAGATACCCCTGGTCAGTGCTGTTGTCGTGACGCTCACCGCCCATTGAGACAGTTGGGCCAATAAACCCGGCTACCCCCGCATTATAAGAGCGCGAATACAGATCTGATTTGCTTGCGCCTTGCGTAGTATATGGACTCAGCTGATTAACAGACTTTAAGTCAGCGCCGCCCGCATTACCTGCCCCAACACCATTAATATTGCCGTTAATGGCAACATGGCCTCTCGCTCTTAGTTGGACGTTATTTGTTATCGATAAATTAACAGCGGAATCAACAACCAGATCGCCGTCATAATAGTAAATAGAAGAGCTCGCATCGTTTAAGTTGCTCCCCCCCGTTAGCTGGGATGACGATTTAATATGCCCAACACCCCCGATCACTTCAAAATCGGTTGCTGCGTTGTAGCCTCCACCAACATACGTTGCCAGGTTCTTACCTTCGCTTGTATACCAGGCATCATCAATAACACTGGTCGCGGTTGTTGAAGCCAATTCACCCGCTTCTTTAGCTGAGCCGAATAAGCGAAACGTAACCTTGCCGTTAATCCAGTCAATCGCAACATTCTGAACTTCAAATGATCTATCTAATGATGTGCCAGTATAATAATCTTGAATGTTTTCATGCTTAACCCGAACGATATCGCCCACTTCAACAATGTTAGTTGAGAGCAAGCAGGTAATTGTTAAGCGTATAGGCGGGCTCGAATACCGGTCTCGAAAAGCGTTAAAACGCTCACCCAGTGTTTCCGCGCTATGTCTACTTCCATGCAAACCTCTAAACTTAAAGCGCAGTGGTTTAGAGAGCCCGTTTATTGCAATACTGTCAGCGTCAATTAAAACATTACGGCGTGTAAATTTTTCTTTGCTTGCCAGCCAATTCCATTCAATTTCAATATGATTATGAATGTTCGACATATCATAAGAAATATCTGAATAACTTATAATATTATCTTCGGTAAACTCATAAACAAAACCAGCATCAGCAGAAACACGCACCATAGGTTTTAGGCCGAGTGAGCCATCATTATAAACCGGGCTAAAAGCTCCCATTAAGAGCAATAACTCTTTTTCTATAAATTTTTTGCCGTCTTGTTTTTTTAGTCCCTCAAGCCTAACGACCACACCGTTGTTGTCGTTGGTTGTATCATAAATGTCTGAGCCGTAATTAGTATGATCAGACAACCTCACAAACGATTCATTTATACCTAAATTCAACATTGGCGGTAGTACGTCTGTCTGACCAATTAACTTGCCTGTACGAATTGCGTAGATTAACTTAGGAATAGGCAGTTCTATGTAAACATACTCATCAACAGCGGTTCGCCTGTCGTTCGACGCAGTCAAATCAACAACATGCTTAACCGCTTTGGTATTTAAAACCCCGTGAGTGCAGCCGGTAAATGTGCTGGCTGTTTTTCCTGTTGCCCTTATTACTTCATCTTCTATTTTAAAGTAATAGACCGTTTGATTGGGCGCATCGCTGTATGAGTTGCCATGTTTAAGCGGCTCAAACCCTGCTGTGGAAGTGACGTTAATAACATCGTCACCCGGCAAAACGGTTTGGGTTAAGGTTGTCTTTGCGGTATCAAAAATATCCTTTCTGGTTTCGCGCTGAATGTCGTCACACTTAAAATTATAACCACCATCAAAATGAGAGACGCTTTCAATAACTTGGGTTTGCGCTAATGTATAATCGTCCCACGCTAAACTCTTCTCTCCGATATAAACCCTTGCGCGTTGCCCGCGCAACCCCTTGCCCAACGCAAGTTTGTTATATTGCAAAGCGGTTGTTGCGTTGTCTTTATCAACCAAACTAAAATCAAACGACCCGATTGTTGCCAGCGCTTTTTCTGGCGTAACAGACTGACTAATGCCAGAAATATTTTTAACAACACCCTTAATTGAAAGCGCACCAGGCGGCAAAGCGGCATCAGTGTGGGAGGTAAAATAATATAAATCGGTGTTGTCTTTGTTAAAAGAAACCTCAACAACGTAACGAGGCTCTTTACTGGCAGATACATTAACCAGGTCAAAGGCGGCGGAGTCGGTTCTCATAGTACGCGCACCTTAAATGAGATGCGATAACGCTTACTTGAACCTACGCGCGCAACAACATAATCACCCACAAGCCGACAAGATTTAACACTATCTGGCACCGCGATTGTTCCATAAGGGTCAAAGTTAAATGACTCTCCCGCACGAACAGAACTAAAAAACTCATGCCAATAAGGCAACTCGCTCTCTTCGATAATTTGCGTAGTTACATCCCAGTCTTCATGCTCAGCAAATAAAAGCGTTTCTGTTACACCGCTTAACGAAGAAGGTGCTTTTGTATCAGCCGGATAACTTGGGTTTAAAGCCTGCGCACCCGTTTCTAAATTATAAGAAACAGACAGACCGTGTTTATAACCTGTAATGTTAATCGGCGAACCCGCCGCCTCATCGGTTAAAGAAGACAGCAGCTCAATTTTGTTTGCAGTTGAATCAACATAAACCTCATGCCAGCCATCATCCACCGCAGACCCGGTTAACACTACATAGTCACTCGCCAACAACCCGGACAAATCTGTCGTAACAGAGTTAATCGAGTTGTCAACGCTAGCAATAGACAAATCAACATCCGTCACATTAAAACCAGAAGGAACGATCTTTCTTTTTGCCGTATACGTTATTGCACTCACGCAGACAACTCCAACGCTTGCCGACTGTTTGGGCTAATCAAGACTTCGTCACCACGGTCTATAGCCTCTTTAAATTTGGCAAACATATCAGCAACCTGCTCGCTGTCGAACGTGCCGCGCCCAACTAAGTTAAAAACCGTCTGGTTACCAGAACGCGCAGGCGTTTGATTCTGCACTGAATTTGAGCTTGCAGGCGTAGGCGCACCACTGACAGATGCAGGCTGGGTGTTTATCGGGTTTGTTGGCGACCCCAAAGAAGGCGCGCCGCCGCCAGAGGCAATGTTTGCAGCTTGCACAATCCCTGTTGCTACAACAAGCCCAGCAGACAACGCTCCCATTTTCGCAATGCCAGCAGCAGCTGGCGGCCCCGCAATTGGCCCAAGTTGCGCCATTGCCTGCATCATGGCCACTTGCGTGCTAACAGAAATCTGCGCGATAGCAAGTCCTTTTTGCAACCCAAGAACAACGATCTGTCCAGCCTTGCTTTCGCCTACAACTAACGAAAGTAGATTTATAGATTGTTGTGCAACCTGGTATTTCATCGCCAAAATTTGTGCGCTAACTCTTTGTTCTGCCGCCGCACGCTGCGCCGTTTCTTTTTGTGTTATTGCAGTTAGCGACTCTTCATGCTCTTGCGTTATTTGTAGCTCTAAGGCGCGCCTTTCTTCTTCGCTTGCAACTTTCCCTTCAAGGTATAAGTTTTCAAGCATCGTTTTTCTTTCCCAATAAAGAACGTCTGCCTGTTCTTTTTCAGAATAAAAACTACGAGACAGCTCAAGCATGTTCGCATTGAGCGCTTCTTGTCGCTTAAGCTCTAATTCATACCTTTTATTATTAGTGTCATCGTTAAGCGTGTTGCCATCACCGGTATTTTTTGCATTAAGCTTGTCTCTTTTGTCTCTAACCAAGCCGTACTGTGTACCCAAAGCCATTAAGCTTGCATTTAGCGCATCAATTTTTGCTATTTCGCTGCCACTAAGCGGTGCTGTTGTAACGGAGGCATTTTTCTTTATCTGCTTTATGGCTTCGGCTTGCTCATACATTTTTGCCGTTATGTCATCCAGCGTTCTATCTAATTCTTTTTCTTTTATCTTGTCGTAATTGCCAAGCAGGGTATCAATACGCTCGTTTAATGTTTGAGTTGACTCAGACGCATCATCACTAGACAGCGCCCACAAACTCAGAGCAGTAACACCGCCTGCGATAATGCCGGCAGGACCACCGAGAAACGCCATTGCACTACTAAGACCGCGAGCCGCGGCTCCTGTTGCTAACATGCCTCGCGCCGCTTTAGCGCTTGCCCCTTCCATTTTTGCTAAAGCAACTTGAAGCTGGTATGACTCTATTCTTGCTCTAATAAATTGATGAGCAGTTAGCCCTGCGCTTGCAGCTAGCGGCCCTAACTTTATTGCAGCGATAACAGCAGCAACCGCAATAAACTCCTCTTTGTTTTCTCTAACACCTTCAGCTAAATCACCCAAAAAACCAGCTGAAGATTTAATAACTGTTGATAAACCCGCTTCACCTAAAGAGGCTATAAGCTGGTCAGCACTATCTTTTAAGTTTGAAATTGCCCCGCCAACCGTATCCATTTGATCAGCAGCCGCACCAAAATTAGAGCGCCCCATTTCATCGATTAAACCTCGAATTGCATCACGCCCCAACTCACCTTTCTCAGACATTTTTTGAAGTTGCTTTGCGTTCTTACCGAGTGTTTTTTCGAGTATTGACCATACAGGCACGCCGCGCTCTACCAGCTGTAAAATTTCTTCGCCTTGTAATTTTTGTTTTGCCCAGGCTTGGCCAACGGCTAAAATAATTCCGTTTAATGTTTCTTGAGAACCACCAAGGTTTGAAGATTGATCAATAAGTGCCTGCATGGTTCCATCCAAAGGATCTAAACCAAAAGCTTTTAGCTTAATGGAAGCATCTGCAATTTGGCTTAGCTGAAAGGGAACTTTGCTGGTAATTTTTTTAACTTCATCAAACGACACGCCTAAGTTGTTTAATGTGATGTCAAGGCGCTCAAATTCTGCAATCGTGTTTATCGCAATGCCTGCACCAACAACGCTGGCAAAAACGCCCAGCGTATTGGTTAGTGTTTTTGCCGCAGCATTTGCTTTGCGTTCTTTGCCTTCAAGAGTGTCAAGCTCTTTGCTTACGCCCGCAAGAGATGCCTTAACCCGGCCTTGACCGTCAGTCTGCAATACAATCTGTAATACATCTTTACGCTTTGCCACTGTTAGATTGCGCCTCTATATTCTCATTACGTTTTTGTATTGATGCAACTTCAAGCGTTTTAATTGCAGAAAAAATATCGCTGTCCCACTCAACACCTAATGCCTCTGCTACAATTTTTACTGAAACATAATTTAATGCGTACTTATAACCGTTTTCATATTGTTGCCACTGCGTATCACAACCAATAAATAACTCTATGGCTTTTTCATTCTCTGGTAATATTTCAGGACACTCGCAACCCTTACAATGCGTGAATGCGTTGGGTTTAGCGCTACAGGAACGACAATAATCGGGGCCAATTTCACCTTCTCCCGCAAGCAGCCAACGCACCCACGCTATTAGTTTTTTACTGGCGCATCCCGGCTCGCTTCAATTAACCCCATCTCAAACGCAGAAACATAAGTTGGGCTAAACTCAATCACGTCAATTAAATAATTAACATCAAACGGGACAGGGTTGCCGTCGCCATCAATAACATCGTTTTCATCCCAGTCTTTAATTCGTTTTACCAATTCACGTAAACGAATTTTTTGTGCTTCTTCTTTAACGGAATTATTTAGTCTGTCCAACACTGCAAGCATTTGTTCATCCGCGGAGGTGGTTTTTTGTTGATCTTCTTTTTTGGTTTCAAAAAAATCGAAATCGCCTGTTGTCCATGCGGTATATTCCGGGCGCGTTAATAATTTAAAGCGCGTACTAATTTTGAACTCACAAAGATCGCCTTTTCCGTCTTCTGGCAACAGCTTGATTACAACGGGATAAACAACTTCACGATTTTTTTTAAACTGAAACGACATGTTTCTCTCCTTACAAACTCGCTTGTTGGTTACGAACCGTTACAACAATACTTGGCTCATCATTAGCACCAAGATACCCTTTGAAATTAGCATCAATTAAAACGCCGCCCGGCCCTGATATTTCTGGTGCATTTTTTTCAAATGAACACTGCTGCACAGTAAAGTTAATGTATTCGTTCCCAACCAAACCAAAGCCGTTACCGCGTTTAACTTCAAAATCAATTGCGGTATCTGCCTGCGTATCAGCTTTATCTAAAAAGAAATTGCTATCAAACAGCGCGTTAATGCTTCCGTCTGTTTTGCGTTCGCTCTCAAACAAAGCCGCGCGTGATGTGCTACCAACAACATAGCCATCTTCATCAAGCGCGTTGCTGATTTTTAAGCTGGCTTTCTTAAGGCTGGTTGAGACGGCGCCATCAATTTTAATCTTCAAGTCCGCTGCATTAAATGCATTGCGACCAAAGTCATCTGGCGTTGCGTCTAATACTGCTGCAGAGAAAGTCGATTTTGCGCCCTTGAAGGTGTAAGACGATACAATCACACCCTTTTGATTAAACTCAATGCTGCACTCGCTAATGCGATTACCGTTAATTTTTTCAACGCGTCCCGCACCGGCAATAGCATTACCAAAGTCTTTGTCAAACGTTAAACCTGTTGGCAAGTCACCAAATGTCAACTTGTGCTCATATGCGTTCACAACATCAATATCAGCATCTGATTTATCGGCTCCTGGTAAACCGCCTGCCGTAACTGTGATGTACAAATCATTGCCCGCAGTACCAGAAGGTAGCGTGAAATTGCCGCCCGCACTAACATCAACCCCAGCGCCCGCCGTGTCGCCGCTCGCTGTCCACTTAAGTAGTGTTCCGATCAAGGTAAATGCCAATGTGCCCACCCCAACACCACAAGTCGCTGCCGCATTATTAATGACAACACCGGTAACATTGACAGGTTGCACGCTTACCGGGCGAAAAACCGTTACACCGCCCAAAGTATGTTTTAATAATTTCCCATCTTGTTCGGCTGATAAGCTAAGCGGTAAAGAACCACCCGCATCATGATTGCCCAGCAAGGGTTTGCTTGCTTCTCCATTAGGATTTAATGTTGGGTCGTCTTCGGTGCCCCTCGTTCCCTTAAGACCAATTGAGTGCGCGCGCAAAACAAAGCCAGAAGGTGCAGCGGGATCTTCACCGTAAGCGGTTTCTTCGTAAGCGATTAATATTGCGTCAGAGCCTTTTGCTTGTCCCATCTGATGATCCTCTAATTAAAATTTATACTTTTGTTTCAACAAAACCTTTGTTCGTGATGAGTCGGTGTGCCTCTTCGTTAGTTAAGCCATCTTCACCAACAATGTATATTTTACCTGCTTTATATTTGCCGCAAGCAATAACACCCTTACGATCAAACTTAATAGCTTTAATCGGTTTAAGTGTTTTTTCTTTTTCTGTTTTTTTTGATTCTTTTGTCATAATGGGCTCCTTTTAATCCATTTTTGTTTCAACACTTAAAACAAAATTCATGAAGTGGTCAGGGTAAAAAACCGACTGGTCATTTTGATAACTTGTTAACCAGCAATTTTCAACCGTGTCGTTTATGCCGTTGTTTAGTTTTCTGTTTCCGCTAATTGCATCTTTAACCAGGCGAAGAAGATCCAATCTTTGATTTAATAAAACGGAAGTATCCTTGTTGTACCAACCAAAACTAAACTCAAATAAATCGCCATTTAGATCTTGTTGTGTATCACCTAACAAGTAATCATCAAATTCACCATCGCCCATTTCAATAATAAGCACTGGGTATTCAGAACCGTTAATTTTAGAAACTTTCTTTTGCCCTTCAATTACAGTGATAACACTACCGGCCTTTATGCCGTCAAAAAAAGAAACCAACCCTGCGTTTGTAACGAGCGTGTTAATTAATTCGTTTTTCGCATCTTTTAAACTATTCATTTAAAAACTTCTTTTCTTGTTTCTGTTGCCATAATGTTAATCACATCCGTTGTGTCAACCGCTCTATCTAACCAGGGGCGATCTTGGTGTATTTTTTCTGCGTAACTTGCCGTGTTAAAAACATAGCCCGCATTGCCATTTACTGCCGCTCCCTGTCCACGAAATAAGTTACCCGTGCGATTAGGGATAGGAAAGCTTCCCGCGGGCGCATTTTTGTCACCGCCTAAAAAAGTTAAAGCAGCACGATTAACTTTATGCGTTGCTTTAAACAAGCCGCGATTAACGCCAATCGAAAAACCCTGTATACGCTTGCGATACTTTTCAGCAAGTTCGCCCGCGTTGCTTTTTATTTTCACGTTACAACACTATCAAAATGACCAGACTCAATTACACCACCACTAAAACTTGCAATACGTGAACGCCCGGTAATTAAAGAAATTTCCTGCCACGCCTTGTCTTCTGCTTTTTCTGCATCTTTCAGCGCCCGACTACCAATTGTTTCTGCGCCTGTTTCACTTCGTCCTGAAACAGTTGCTTCACGCTCATATTGTTCGACTCTTCGCCACAGTTCAGCAGCGGACAAATACACCTCTGCATTTTTAATTCGTTTAAATAATAATTTTTCTTCTAGTGTTCCATTAGCTTTTGCCGATGCATAAACACCGCTCCCCACTTCGCTCTCTACTTCAAGCGCTTGATCTTTTAAAACAAGCGCTACATAACCTGTATCAGCAGCTGAAAAATCAGCCGGGTCACCGAATTGCTTTGCGCTAAAGCCGAGGTCAATAACATTTTGTTCGGTCGCTAACGGCATAGTTTATAAAGCTATAATTCTTACGGTTGCAGAAAACGCGCCAGCAGCACCAATAACCGTGTCATTGCTTAAAGAAAGGCGAGAGCCATCACCTAAAAATAAACCTGTAACAATAAATTGTTTGGTGCTGTTGATCGGAACGTTTAACACTTGAACTTCTGTAAACCTGTCAGCAGAAGCAAGTATCGCCATTTTGTTTTTTGCTGTAACGGTTAATGCTGTTTCTGCTGACGGGTTATAGATAACAACAAGATACTTAGCATCTCTGTTTAATACGGCGTTAGTTTTATCTATAGGAGTAGTTCCATCTAATATATCTGGAACAGGGTAATCAATCTCCTTTGAGGAAAGCGCTGCCTCTGAATTTACCCAAGACACATTTTCGTCATTGGCCAACTTTCTATTTCTTGTAAACTCTTGATGCATTAATTCATTAAGAGGAAAGTCCATTGTTTATTCCTTCGTTTTTGTAAAAAAAACCCGACGACCTTTAAAGGCGGTCGGGCTAAACTTCACCTAACTAAAACTTAAGGCTTAACGATTTTGCGCCACTGGTTTTGGTTACCAATACCACCCGAGCGGCGAGCACGATAAATCATAGCGTCCTCTCCGCGAGCATAGTCACGACCAAACTCACTAAACAGATCATCCCAAATAACATCAACATTGTCGTAACCTGGCAAACCTAAATAAAACGTGTTAACAGGTAAGCGACGTGTTGGAATGGGCACAATATCCCACTGCAACGCCTTTGCGCTGTTGTTGTCGTTTGGTAATGTGAGATTGCTCACCAATGCTTTGTGGACATCAACCCAATTACGATGGTTGTAATATAGGCCAAACGTTGGCCGATCACCCAAACCATATATTTCGCCACTGTCTTCGATGATTTGCGCGCCCGCATTATTTAACGTGGTGATTAAATCTGTGCTCCACGTTTCGTTTGCGCCCGCACCTAATGACGTGATTAACGCATGAAATGAACCTGCGATCGTATTGTCGTAAATACCCGGAGCACGTTGCACGTTTTCTTCGTAAACGCCGTATTCATCAAAACGCTTTGCGTCATCATCAATGCCTAACCCGCCCTGCCATGTGACGGAACTCAATAAGGTGGGTGTTGCGCCAGACACATGACGAAGTCGAACGGGTTGCCCTTCTTTTTTCTGCTCAAAAATTACCGCCTGTGCAGATAAATTTGCAAATTGATAGGTTGGATTCATGCTTTGGCGTTTATTCTTTTCGTCAAAGAAATACATAACACCTTGATCCATGTACGGGCCATAAGCACGCAGATCTAAATCGGGCGAGCTTGGTAAACCTGAAATATGCCCGGGGCGCGTTGCTTTAGTGGCATGAACTGCATGCGGCAAACCTTTTGAAGCGCGCAAATCTTTAAAGTAATCTGTAATAGCGTTACTTAGGTTTGCGGGGTTTTTAGATTGTAAATCTAATATTGCCGCCTTCCAATCAATGCCAGACTCAATGCCATTAACAGCACCATTCAGGCCAAGACCGGCTGAAAGTTGAATTGCTTTACTCATTATCCTTCTCCGTTTCTTTTTTAAATTGACCTGATTACAGGTTTACAGTGTTGTCTAAACGAATGTTTGCATTAGCATCGCCAATCAACGCATCTTTACGGAATACACCGCACTTCGTATTAGTGCCAACAACATTAGTAAAGTCTTTTGCCGCGTCATCCCAATATGCTGTTTCGCCATCATTAATAGCCACAGCGGCTTTTGCATGCTCAATTTCATCTGCGATGAAATAATACATACCTTCAACGCCAGCATCGGCATCGCTATATGCAATGAGCACTCGACCCTCAGTAGACAAAACCACATCATCAACAGCAACAGCCGCCGCTTCGATATGATGAATAACTCGATTGCTGTCAGCGGGTGACAGTACTGTTGCTTTAGACATAGCTCCTCTCCCTTGTTAATTAAATTAAATTATTACGCGGCTTTGCTTTCAGGAACGCCCAACGCTTTTTGCGTCACAGACGAATCACGCAGACCCTTTTGTTCTTCTTCGCCACCGCTTGCATTTGGTTCACCGCCTTCAAGCTGTGAACCTTTAGGTGCATTTTTTAATACAGCCGCATGCTCCGCTTCAAGCATGGCAATAGGTGTGCCTGATAAAAACGTTTTCATATCATCAATAGCTTTTTGGTCGTCGCCCAACACTTTTAACCGGCGTTTTTCAGCAACAATCACATCAACCATACCAGAGATGTACGCTTTACCTGCCTCAATAAATGTTGTGGCCGCTTTAACGTCTGCAGGTTCAGCTTCAGTACCCGCAACAACCATTAAACCTTTAAAGTTTTTTGCATCTGCTATCGCATCAGGATTTTCGGTTTTGGTTGTTTTTAGCGTTTCAATTTCAGTTGTTTGCTTTTCGATTTTTTCGTTCGCAAGCTTTAATGCTGTTTTATATTCTTCAAGATCCACGGCGTCATCCTCGCTGTTAGTGTTAGTAGATTTATCATTAGTTAAATTTTGTTGTCCAGCCGCCTTAACCGTGTGCGCACCGGGTTGAGCGCCCAGCCACACAAGTGAACCTTCTAGCGCTTCACCTGGAGCATGAACACGCCACGCGGTTGTCTTGCCTTCAATCCCTTCGACTGCGGTGCGACCGCGAGCAGCAAAACCAATAGAAACATCACTTGCAACACCCGCATCAATATCAGCAATAAGATCTGCATTTTTTTCGCTGCGAGGGATAAAATAACTCGCTTCAAGCAAGTAGGCTTCCGTATCACCCTCGATAAAATTCAAGTCTGGCTGCTTTAAAATGCGACGAGCTTCATCAAGAGAATATTTTTTAACGGATGTTTCAAACCAGCGGCCTACACCGGGTCCCGAGTCACCATCCCAACCACCGGGATGTTTAATAAACAAACCTTTGCCTGGTAATGTTTTCGCAAAATCATCAAGCAACGTTTTTTCAATCGCATCGCTGTCACGATCAATGCCGCTGTGGGATAAAATGGCAGTACGAACATAAACCTCATCTTCGGTTAACTCTTTTAATGCAATAGCATTAATAGCGGCCAATTGTGGAGACGAAGGGTTGCCCGCTGCTTTAACCGCAACAAGAACCGCCCCTTTATGCCCATGATATTTTTTCATTTATAAAATTATTATTCTTCTGAATTTTTTTGTTCAGATTTTTCTTTTTGTTGAGTTTCTTTTTTCTCAAATTCTTGCTTTCGCGCAACCATTGAAGTGGTCACAGGCCCAGAATAATCTTTGGCCATAAAATCAGGCTTCTCAGCACCGCGCGCTTCTTTTGCAGAAGGTTTAGCCGTTTCAGGCTTATTTTCATTATCTGGTGATGTATCTTTATTTTGATCTTTAGCCATCAGAAATACTCCGAGTGAGTTTTACGCTTCATTGCTATTTAAACTTTGTAGGTTAGAGTGTGGATGTTGGTTTTATGTTTCGTCGTCCGTAACGGTTCACGGTGTAAAATGCTATTTTCAGGCAATAAAAAACCCGATGTGCATTTCTGCATATCGGGCTTTAATAAGGTTATAGAATAATTCTGTTTTTATTTTTAAGCTGCTTGATTGGCTGCGGCGTGGTTAATATATTGAAGATATGCAGATATAAATTCTATGGCAACTTCCGCATTGATGGCGTTGCCATAGGCGCGCAATCGTCCCACTCTATTGGCAAGCCCATTAGCCAGCGGGAATGTGCCGGGTTCAATTGGGCGGTGCTTTCCATCTCTACAGTAGAGCCACTTTGCCCCCCCCCAAAAATCCATTGGTTGGCTGTGGATGAGGTACGGCGCATCTTTCAGATCCGATCTGTAACTGCCCGCCTGGGCTGGATCTCGATTGCTGTCTTTCTTTAGTCTTGGAGCGCAAGCCTTGCCCTGCCCATCTATTGCTTGAGGGGTTGGCCATGTTGCTAGCTGCGCTGTCACATCGAGTGTGTCCGTGCTGATTTTTCCGTTTCTTATTCTTCCGCCCTGATATCCGCCCTTGTGGTCCCTCGTTGCTGGAGTCGGCCACGAAGAAAAAACGTTGCCTGGTGTGCGGTGCGCCAACGCCCGCAGCGCAGAGATCAAACGCCCCGTTGGCGTAGCCCGCAGCTTCCAAGTCAGTTTGTACAAGGTCGAGCCAAGTGAGTCCGTCCTCGCTTGCAACCTGTTCCCCAAAAATTGTTTCAGTTTTAGACTGCGTGATGAGATGAAACCAGACTGGCCACAAGTGCCGCTCGTCAACAAACCCTTTTCCTTCGCCTGCCGCGCTGAAAGGTTGGCATGGGCAGGAACCCGTCCACACTGGCTTGTCGTCTGGCCATCCTGCTTGTCGGAGCGCGTAGCTCCACACTCCGACTCCAGCGAAGAAGTGGCACTGTGTATATCGAACAAGGTCTGCTGGCCTAACATCTTCTATGCTCCTTTCATCAACATCACCGGGCGCTATGTGCCCTGCTTTAATTAAATTTCTTAACCATTGCGCGGCATACGGATCATGTTCATTATAATATGCCGTCATTAATTTATTTTCGCTCTAATTGTATATAGACAAGATATGCAACTACACAGTTATATGAGCAGCTAAGGTACATCGATCTTGAGGATGGCTATTTTTAACTATGCGCGGACTATCTGGATGTCCAACCCGATAAGGCCCGCCCGCAGCTAACGCTAAACAAATTGGGCACGCTCCTGCTGCGGGAACCCAATCATACCATGCTATACTTTGGGCTTTATATTGCTCAATTTTTCCATCACCTTGCGCCATTCCAATTTCGCTTCGCGCCAATCGCTTCCAGTTATAATCACTTGCATCAAATCGTTTTTTTAATTCGCTGGCAACTTCCTTTGGATTTAACCCATCATAAGCGCCTTGCGCTAACGCAGAAATAATATCATCGCCAAATTCGCGGATGACACCATCGCGCACAAGCTTTAAACCATTTTGCTGTAGTTGTCGTGAAATTCTCGCGCGCGTAGTCTCTGTGACATAATCTAAGCCGCTTAATACGTCTTCACTAAGTGCATTTTGAATACCGCGCTCAAAGGCTTCTAACGTTGAAGTATGTAACACGCTGCCTTCGCCCCCCATTGCATTAATAAATTCTTCTTGCATTGTTTTTAATGCGGTTAACATTATTGCAACATCAAACACGAAAACAGGAGCGTGATCTGCCTTAGCACCTGCTTTTAAACCCGACTTTGCAGAACTTTTGTTAAAGCCGCGATTTAATAGCACAATAACATCATCATAGAGCTGGTCCCACGCGCTCAATAATGCTCGCTCAACCTTTCTCTCTAGTCGCATTAATGCGGGTTCGTCCTCTACATACGACTCTGCTTTATGATTGTGCGCCTTTAGTAAACATCCACCCATTTCTAACAAGCGCGCATCTTCATTGTTGTTAGCAATGCTATACACGCTTAAAAACTTTTTTACATCATCGTCCTCATTGTTAGCGTTTGATTGTTGGTTAGGGTTAATGTCTGCCCCGTTACGAATAGCTTCTGCTTGCGCATCCATCAAGTTAGATCGTGATTTTGCCTCAAGGTCTTGTAAGTTCGGCAAGTTTTGCACAAGCTGAATATCTCGTAAATTAAAGGCAATACCGCGTGCACGTAACATGGCGTGAATAGGTTTTATCAGTTGAGGCTTGCGCAAACTAAACCGTGTTGAGCTGTCCTGCAAGACGATCTCGCTTTGCTTTAATGCCAAACGCTCAGCGGTTGACCAATGAAAACCGAGCATCCAACTCGGTAGCCCTGTCTTCGCAACAATATTTTCAAGCAAATGGCGTGCTGGCATTTCAATTTCTAACACCTGGCCATCGCCGCCAAGCACCTCAATATTAAACTCATCATCAGGCCCAATAATATTAACAATATCCGCACTGTTGCCGCTTTTCTTAACGGTCATTGCATCGCTTAAATTCTTTGCAATTTTTTTCTCTTGTTCATCAAGTTCTTTTTGCGAGACACCCCGGCCTTTTTTCTTTTTTAACGTAACATTAAAAATAGGATCGCCAAAACGCTCCCACGTTCGACCTAATGCGTTTTTCATAATTAGCAAAATACGAGAGTCATATTCCGTTGAGCGCATTAAGCTCACGCCATAAGGGTTATCGGCTTCGTTGTTAAAGCCCGCATAAATTAATGTGGACGGATCTAATTTATGGTAATTATTGCCTTCTAAAAAACTGGTTATGTTGCCATTATGTTCATACGAATTACGCAATACTCGTTCAATGTTTTCCGTGCCGTCGAACTTGCCGCGCTTTTGCGCGGGTGGAGCATAATAATAATCAAGCTCGCCAGTTTGTTTGTTGCGCTGAAAATGAATACCTTTTGAATCACCAACTCGCAAGTTTGTGACATCTTTTTCTTTTGCGTTAATAAAATAATCACCTATCGTGCAACCCTGTTCATACATTTCGTTCCCTTGCGACCGATAAAATGCCTGGAAGCCTTGCTCAACATCATTGACCTTTACGCCCTCCATCCAGTCGTCAAGTTCATTTTGCAGTGCGTCTGTTTCGGCTTCCACTTCAACAACGCCGTCAAGCATGACCATTTTGTTGATTGCGCCATCAATAGGCGCCATTGCCTCACGTATTGCTTCGTATAAATGAGGATTAAATTCACGAAACACATAGTTGTCAAAGGCGCTATTATACGGCCCCAGCGCGTTACCTTTACGAACAACTGTGCCACTACTATTGGTTGCTTTATCTCCAAAGTAGCGCATTGGGTTTAAAAATTGTAGATTCATTGGTTTATCCTCTCGATAACTAAATTTGTTAAATCCATCATTAATTGTTCTTTGTTTTCTTTTGGGTTTATGTAAATCAGCTTTGCTTCTGGAATAATTAATATATTTGCTTTAATCGTTTTATAATGTATTTTATTATCACCAAAACCAGCAATAACAGAATATTCGTTTAATTCATCATCAGCCCACCTTACATTCTGTAAAAAACGACACACATCACAATCCCAAACTACATACATAAAACCATCATGATCGTCGCTGTTAATTCTCATTATTTTTCTTTAGCCTTAATTACCCATGTTAAATAACGAACCTCAACAATAATAAAAATTAATAAAGCCTCAATGTTTTCGCCTTTAACAACAAACCAAACAGCAGCTAAAAGCAGAATATTTTCAGACCAGACCATCCATCGCTTAGGTGGCAACTTCAACAAAAACGCTTTTAAATCCTTCACGCCGCACTCCTCAAATGAACACCGCTACTAAACACATCCGCCGCGCCACCTTCATAAAACACCTTCGCTAACATGGCGCAACGTTTTGCATCTATGGTGTGATCGTTTTTCTTGTCATAAATTAATCGATCGGTTGTTTTTGAACTTGTTGCGGTGTGGTTCATATAGTGCTGCACCACTTCGGCATCATAAGGGATCGCCGCTTCATGTTTTTGATATCGCTTTGTCCATAACTCTGTTGCTAATTGTTTGAACGGCATGCGTACCGCTTCCATTTCTTTTTTGCGGTTTTCTTTTTCGATTAAGTTACCGTCTTCATCTATTGCGTCGGTGACTTCGCCAAAAGTAAAGCCCTGCATGCGATCATAATATTCACCTTCGTTATAAATATCTTGCGAGTGCATGTTGCCAACAACAGAAACACCCGCGCTACCAAGATCAACTCCCCAGCTTTTAATTTTCCATTCAAACAATTCATCTAGACAATATATAAATTCTTGTAACAGCTCGTAGCCTGCTCCCTTAATGTGCAGGCGTGCAATGTGTTTCATTTCTAAACCTTTACGATCATAAACAAATATCTCAGTTGGGTCGCCTATCCCCAAATCACAACCGCCCCATAATTCAACAACCCCCTCAACTGGATTAAAAAACTCGCGCAACAAATCACGCACACACATACGCACAGCATCACGATCATGGACATCGGTAAAATCGTCTAAGTCTTGCGAGCGTTCTGCAATATAAATTTTATCGCCAATTTTTTTATTGTCTTTTGTTGTTGATAGCTCAATGCGATAACCTTCAACATGTAAGTTGCCAGTGTTCTCATCACACACAAGTTTTAACGCACGATACTCAAGCACATTACGCACGTTAGGCATTAAGGTAGATGTTGGCCAAACCGTATCTTGTGGATCGCCATGCAAACCTAAAACGTTGCGAGTGTAACCAGACGAATCTTTGCCGCCGTATTTTTCTGCTAAATCACGCTCACGATCTTTATCCCAAAATGGCGGCGGCATAAGTTCTTTAGACCAGTTAAACAACCGCGCCCCTTTTTTATCGGGATCAAGATTAGGAATGGCTTTTTGTGTTTGCATATAAAACAAGCTGTCTCTTCGGCCATCTGGCACAGAGTAGCTTTTAAAAATGCAGCCGGGTTTTGCCGCGCGGAAAAATTCAGTCCAGCATAGTTCACTTTGCATTTTTGCCGCTTCATCCATAAGCTGCATTGAGCTAACGTGAACACCACGAAAAGCAACGCCATCATGTCCCGCTGGCCTAAAGTAAACGCGCCCAACGCCCTGCTTGCCGGTGTAGGGGTTTGTGTTTAAAAAACGCATCATGTAATGAGGATGTTTTTTAGGCTTTAGCCAAAACTGATTTAAAATTGATTTTTGACCCGGCAAGCCATCAGCAACACCAACCACTTCTTCAATCGCCATAATAATTTCATCTAAGTGCGTTTGTTGTGGTGCACCGATTAACATGCTTGGCAAGCGTTTACTAAACCCAAAACCGGAAATCATACCCCATAAAGTGAGCGCAATAATTTCTCGCGTCTTGCCAACCTCAGCACCATCGCAATGCACAGACTCTTGATGCCATGCTCGAATACTCGGCACTTGATAATCAAAAAATGAATAAGGCGAACCAGGGCTGTCGGGTTCATCTAAATATGTACTACACCACAAAACAGGATCTTCCCAAACATAAAGCAACTCAGCTTCAGCAACACTAATGCCATAAGCACCATCAGCCAACCCCTGCCAACTCCAACCCTTTTGCTCAAGCCACCATTCAAAATCGTCAACGTCAACGACGCAACGATCTTTAATGATTTTTTGTTCAGGGGTTAGAATTTTAGGCATGATTAGTTTTAAGAGACCTAATTAAATCACCGTCATCACTATACTCAAAAGCTATTGCTCCAAACCCTTTTTCATCAACACCAAACAAACCATTTATGATACCTAACAACCCAACTTTAAACCTATTGTCTTTCACCATAACCTGAACAGTTGGGTGGTCGGCTAAACTTTCATTACATGAAACTCTGGTGGCAATCAAACGAGCTATTGCATCTTTATCAATTTCAACAAGCTCATTCAAAAAATCAACCACCTCATCAACTGATACATTATTATTCATCAATCAACCCTCTTATCATCTGGTGTTACATCAATCGTTCTACGTTTAACCGGCCCGCTCCCGTTACTAGCGCGACCAATACGACCAAACAACTCAGTAATAGCATTGTTTGCATCATCATCAGTGTCTTTTTGCGCAACCGCTTTAGGTGTTGCCATTAACTCAGGTAAATTAATACCCAGCTCATGCATCATTTTCGGAATATCATTTAACAGCGGGTTACGTTTATAAGACATGTAAGGATTGCCCTCACTATCCTTAACAACCTCACCCGACTTGTTAATGAGCGGTATACCAACCATCACACCCGCACTATTAATGCCATCATACAGCTGTTGAAGCAAGTTAACCGCGCTTGCAATCTGCGAAGCCATCACCCCGTGCATGTTAGTAACTTCACCGCTATGCAAGGTATTCATAATCGAATCAAACGCCTCAACATAAACTTGTTTATCAGCACAATCGCCGCCCGCTTTAGTGTGGCCATCATCAACCAAAGAACACGGGTACTTAGGGCACGTGGTTTTACACGGACGAACAAAACCTAAACCCAACTCACTCCACATTTTATTTTTAGCAACATAAGAATGTTCGCCGGTAGTCCAGGCATTACGACTAGAAACCGCTTTACCCTCTTCAGTAGTTGGCCCCGTACTTAATTCAGACGCATTGTTTCGCTGCTGAATAGCTGCATCGGTCATCGTCTTTTTCTTACGCCCAGCATTGCGCCTCTGCTCAAGCTGAGATGGAGATAATATTTTCTTTGGTTTACTTCGCTTCATTACACCAATACTGTTGCTTGTCTATCGTTTAATCGTCCGTTACCGTTCACGCCACAATTAAGTCACCTAACAGGGTTATAATTCAATATCACTAAAAAAAGGTGGTGCACCCTCTGGTAGTTCAGAATTATCCTCTATTCTCATAGGCTTGGTTGCGTACTTATCGTATTCTGGCTCTCTGCGCGAATTCATATCTTGATATTCCCAATCCCAATTGCTTCCAACAGATAATGATTTTGCTTTGTTTCTGTTTTCCGCAAAAACGAGCAAACAACCATCAGAAGGACAACCAGAAAAAATCATAAACGCTTTATTCATTTTGATTCTCCAATTTTTTATTCCGGTAACTCAGGCAAAACAGAGTCGTGCCATAAAATCACATTAACCTTTTCGCCTTTTAAGTTTTCCCACTCCATGCTTTCAAGATCGCACCAGGCTAAATCTCGAACAAAACCAACCGCGCCAGATACAGCAACCAAAACAATATTTTCATGTTCCGGCTGCTCTTGCTCTAATACTTTCCACATAGCTACGCCGCCTCTTTACTTTGTTTACTAAAATATCTTTTTAATTCAGTGCCAGCCCATCGCCCCACAGGAATCGAAACACCGTTACCTATCTGCTTATACGCAGCGGAATCAGACACCGGAAAGTTAAACCAATCTGGTACGCCTTGTAATCTGGCATATTCGCGCACCGAATAAGGACGCACACCCATAGGAAAATCGTTATCCTTAACAAGACGAGTGCTTTTATCTTTTGCATAATGCGCCACACAGGTTGGTGCTATATCATCGTTGTTTGGATCAGATATAATCGGGAGATCTCTATAACCTCCCTTCATTCTCGTTTTAATATAATTAGGCAACGTTACATCTGGTTTCTTTTCAAGGATGTTTTTAAGCGATATTCGTTTTGTGTTTTCTGGAGGGCGGACGTTAAAATTTTTACGCGTACCAATGATTATTAATCTATCTCTTCTTTGTGGTAGCCAGAGTTCTGTTTTAACGGGACAAAATATTTGTATGTGATAATCAGGCAGTTTGGTCATTGCCTCCATAACGATGGGGAAGGCTTTCATGCCAGGTACATTCTCAACAATATAAGCTTCTGGTTTTCCTACTGCCAAATGTCTTAACGAATGTAAAAATAATTCATCGCCCGTTCTATTGTCGTGAATATTTGCTATCGTGCTGTACTTTGTGCAAGGATATGTGAACACCATTACATCACATGAGTCTTGTTCTAATACAAGCTCATTAGTTATATCGCAGTGTTTTACGTGGCTTCCTAAATTATGTCGATATGTTTTGCATGAGTTAGAGTCAAGTTCGTAAGCTTGTTGTATATTCAACCCTGCTTCCATTAACCCTATATCCATTAAGCCGGCACCGGAAAAATAGCTATTAACATTTATCATGCCGCCTCATCCATCATTATTTGTAATTGTTCACCAAATTCATCACATAAAATTTCATAAAATTCTGCTTGATGAAACTCAAAAACAAAATCACAGATCGCAGTTAACACTTTATGCATAGGTATTTGATGGCGCTCTGATAAAACGCGTATTTCGCCATACACACTTTCACTTGCTTTAATCGGCTTCATGTTTTCTTGAGCGCGCTTATATTCTCGACGCTTTTTGTCAACGATGATTCTTGTTCGCCGCAAACTTAGATTAAACTCAACCGAAAGCTGCCCATAGTTGTTACCTGTAAATTTATCCCTCATTTCTTCGTTGCGAAGTTCGCGCCCTAAGCTTTCATAAAAATTATGCTGCATCGGTATGTGTGGCTTCTGACCTCCAAGCACTTCCATAACCACATCTAAATTTTTTGCACCGATCCGTTTTCCAATTTCAACCAACGGATTAAATTCGGGGTCAAACTCACACAACAAGTTTTCTTTATCATCATCAACCAATTTTGTTTTGGACATATTGCGGTACCTCTGATTTATTTCCCAATAGTTCGTTTACTCTTGACGCTGGCATACGTTCTTGCATTTGTCGGTTCGATATAGCGATATAATTCATCGTTGTATTAATATCATCATGACCAAGCAACAATTGAATTGCGCGCACATCTTTCCCTGCGTCGTATAAGTCAGTTGCAAAGGAAGAACGCAACCGATGAACCCCAAAAGGATCATCAGGATGTTTTTTTATTTTTGCCAATTTGCAATTTCGGTTCATCATTACGCCAACACCAGTAACAGATAAGCGGCGTCCTTTTCCCCTGGAAGCCAAACCTACAAACACCGCGTCATGATCAATAACGCTTACGCTGTCACGAACAGTAAGCCAGTCATACATCGCCTGAACAACCGGACCTTCAAAGCTTAAAGTGCGCTCTTTGTTACCTTTGCCGACAAAACGAACAGCGCCTGTATTTGTTTTTAAAACCAGTTGGTGAAGATTTAACCCTGCCAACTCTTCCCGTCTTGCGCCCGTTGAATAAAAAAACAGCAACATTGCCCGGTCACGTATCCCGATTGGTTTTGTAATATCTTGAGCCTGAAATAATTTTGATAATTGCTCATCCGAAAATCGTCTAGGCTGTCGCTTGCTGCGCTTAGGACCCTTAACCGTTTGCGCAGGATTTCCCATCGACCCATTCAGCTCACGCCACCCATAAAACAATCGCACCGATGTGAGTGCCATACCACGCGTGTTGGCCGCAAGTTTTTTAACCATAGCCAAATCGCGCTGCCAACTAATAACGTGATTAGATGTAGCCTGATCAAGTTCAAGATTGTTATTTTTTATATGTTCCATCCAGTCAGCCACCCATCGCACATAATTTGCTGCAGTATTAACCGACAAGTTTCTAACCATGCGGATATAACTTGTCCACTCATACAACGCCTGTACCCATTCAACACTTAAGTTTTTTTGTTCGGTCGCTGAGAGCGTCTGTGAGACACGATCATTTGCCGACCGTATCTGTGTAACCAATTTGTCCTTTTCTAAGCGTGCGTCCATGCGGGCATCCCTCTCGTTTGATGTTTGGAATATTCGCTAAGTAACAATTCCGCGCAGACAGAAAAAACAAATTTATAAAAAACGCAAAAATCCCCCCGCGCCCCCCTGGTAATAAAAATATAAAACCTAGTCCAAATTTTAGAGGCTAACAGGTACAGGCATTGGCTAATGAGCACTGAGCTTTGAAGGGGGGTAGGTGCTGTGTTCACTACCCACCCCAACACATACAGAACCAACCGCACCAACATTAACGATGCAGCAGCCATACCAGTTCCGTTCCGGTTTGTTTTATCCGCCACGAAGACATTAATTAAACACAACACGTGACGGGCTAAGTAGTAGCAACAGTTACTTAAGTTATTAAGTAATATATATAACAACGTTTGCGGTAACTCGTTATAGAAATAAACAATCATGCCGCGCGTCCTCTGTATGATTTCCCTTGGAATACAAGCAAATCATTCGTTTCACGTAGTCGATCAATCACTCGTTCACCAAGCACATTCATTAATGAATCACCTGCTCCATCAACTTGTAAATTCGATAGCATGATTGTTGCCTTCTCATTTTCATATCGACGATTAATAATCTCGGTAATGATCACCTGCTCTGTTTTTGTTTTATGCTGAACACCCACCTCATCAAGCACCAGCAAATCAGGTTTAGCAAAACGGATGATTGCATCACGCTCACTCATCTCTGAATTTGGTCGGTATGTTTCCTTTACGATCTGAATAACTCCCAGTGTTGAAACAAACAAAGCAGAGAAACCATTACGAATAACTGTCTTACAAATTGCAGATGCAAGATGTGTCTTACCTCTGCCTGGCGATCCAATCATCAACAGCCCTCGACCATTGTTTAAGTTCTCACCAAAGTTATCAGCATAACCCTTGCAAACATCGAACAGCTTAAGTGACTCAGTATCGTTACAATTAAATGTTTGAAACCCATGCTTCATAAACTTTTTCGGTATGCCGGAGTAACCTAGCATCTCAACTAAAGATTTATCTTTATGTTTTTTATTGAAGTCTGAAATCTTACGTGAGTGTTCTAATGCCTCCTGTTCTATTTTTGCAGCAAAACATCGCGGACATTCAGACTCGGATTTTTTTGAGCCTGCATGCATAACTGTTGCTTGATATTCTCCATGAGCAACGCATCTACGCTGCGTCGTTCTTTGCAGGCCAATCGATATCTGAATACTCTTGCGTACTGAATTTTTCTGTTTCATTTTTTTTGACCTCGTTAATAATTGTTTTTAAGCAGCTGTTTACATAACCAACGCCAATGCATTCGTTAGTTTTATTTTTAGCTTCTTTTGCTCTGAGACATGCTTGCTCAAGCATGGTGATATTGATGTGTGGTTGATTGCACCACTCGTTGAGAATAATGGCCTTGTACTTCTCCCACTGCCTACCCTTCAAAAAATTCTCAGGCATGCCGTTGTCAACAAGAAGTTTGATTGCTGAACCATAAACAATCAGATCTGATCTGATATCAGAAGATCTGAAGTATTTATTATTATTATAATTATTAATATTACTACTTATAGTAGTACCCTGATTTTCTCCAACAGGCTGAACCCTATCGCTGGGACGAGGGTTCGACCGGTTTGCATGTTCTCTACCCTCGCCCACGGACGAGGGTTCGACGTGTTCAACCTGTTCGACGTGTTCTAACCCTCTCCCACAGACGAGGGTTGAAGGTGTTAAACCCTCTCCCACCAACGAGGGTTTAGTCTCTGAACCCTCGCTCACGGATGAGGGTTCATTAGCCCAATTTATAAAATATTTTATATTTTTGCCGGAACCTTCTTTTATGATCCACTCAAAATCATTTAGCCGTTTTGTGGCTAATGAAACTCGTGTCTCATGTATTGAAAATAGTTTTGCGATATCTTTACGTTGGGGAGCTGATATGTGCGATTTTGGATCTTCAAAAAAACACAAAGCTAAAAGAACGTCACGCTCGATAGAGGTGAGACGCTGATCAAATAAAGCGCGGGTTGGGATTGATATACGCTGCTTAAGTTTACGCATGCTGCACCCCCCTTATAATTACATATAAGGAGTGATATAGTGCAGCAAAACACCTAACCGATTGATTTATAATGTTGTTTTTCTTGCTTAAACCAATGTATATTATGTTAAATTGACGTAGAGCATATGAAATAGCATTAAAAATCAGTAACTTACAGTTGATTTTTGGGGCTAGATTTGACTTCATGTATACTACAACCGAGTTATAATCAAATTGAAGG